ATGGCACGACCGTCATGCAGCAAACAGAATCGAAGATCCAGAGAAACGACATTTCTATCAAAAGATTGTTGCGGATAAGAAGCCGTACTTTATGCGAATCATATACCCTGCTCTCATGAAGCAGTACAACACATACATAAAGAACACGAACAAGAACGCAATCAGAGAATTCCAGATGAACGTGGAAGAGCTGATGGCGATTCCGCCAGAGAATTTAACCGAAAGACAGCGCGAGTTTATACGGTATTACAACAGCAGTATGCCGGTAAGCACAAACAATTGTGTTATGAACCGCATATGCCGACGGTTTGAAAGAGAGTTCGATAGATATCTTGGACGCAGAAATGCATCTGTTGAGTTCGATTACACAATCATGAAGAACGACGCCGAATATAGCAAGAGTCAGTACAGCGCCATAATGCGTTTGTACGAGGGGTATAGTAAGAGACTTAGAAGCTATGCGGTGTTCGCCAATTACGAACGCTTGGAAGCCGACGAATCCTATCAGAAGTTAGTGGATATGCGAAACGAGTTCATACAGGAGTGTAACAAAATTTGCACCAATAGATATGCTCTTTGTAACATAATTCTTGATCTCTGCTACGGACGCAACGGCACAAAGCGTTTTGCCTGGGAGATTTGTGGAGATGAAATCATCGAAGCGCTGCTTGATAGAAATAACAACGAGATAACCTTCCCCACCATGGATCCAGACGGAGACATTTACTTTGGTGGCGAAAGATTTAGTCTAAAGACGGTAAAAATGGGAGAGATTTAATGAGTATAGTTCTTAACGAATATGAATGGGCGGAAGCCATGATAGACAATCGCGACCTTGGTCGCAAACCAACAGAGACACTTAATCGTGTTGCTAAATACTACTACGAGAATCAGTACAGCAAGAAAGAAGTTAGAAGCCTTTTGGATTCCTTCCTACTTCAATGCGATCCGAATGCATCACTAGTGCATTGGTCCGATACGCTAGACCGTATTGCAAAGAATTCAATAAAGTACCCGTGCATTCAGTTGGACGGAGTGAACATTACCAAGAGTGAACTGGAAAAGATAAGCATGTTGGATGGCATTCAGCTCCGCAGGCTTGCGTTTACGCTGCTGTGTGTGGCGAAGTATTGGGACGCTGCGTCCGAGAAAAACAACCACTGGGTAAACACTCCGGATAACGAAATCATGCAGATGGCAAACATCAACACGTCAATCAAGCGTCAGGGGCTCATGTTTAACGAGCTGAGAGAACTGGGTTTCATAAAGTTCTCCAAGAAGATTGACAACCTTAATGTGCAGGTGCTCTTCATGGGCGACGATGAAACCGAATTACATATAAGCGACTTCCGAAACCTGGGTCACCAGTACCACAAGTATTACGGACTTGGTGAGTATTTTGAGTGTGAGAACTGCGGTATAACATTGAAGAGACGTGATCAATCAAAGGGTAGACACCAGAAGTACTGCCCGGCTTGCGCCGTCGAAGTCGGAACAAAGCAGAGAATCAACTCGGTTATGCGACATCGTGAACTTTTAAAAAACTAAACTGTTGAAAAAAATAAACCCCCTCAAACCCAGTAATTGCAACGGTTTGAGGGGTGTTTGATGTGGTGTAGTAATGAATGAAGTATAATACGCTCGATCATTTTTCAGCCATAGGCGTCGGTATTTTCGAGCAGGAATAAAAGGAGATTATTATGTCACTACAAAAACTGCAAGGCGAAACCGACCTGGCTTATCACAAGAGACTGGTTTACGGCAAGCTTTTAGATAAAACACTTCAGGACGTAGATTACTCAGAGATTGCTGAGATTATCTACGGACAACCCTACAGCTCTGATGCGGCAAGAAAAATGATGTACGGTAGCTGTAAAACAATGCAGGCACTCGACAAAGAGTTTCAGAAAGGCATTCCCGAAGGAGATATGCGTTCTGAAATCGAAAACCAAATCATCGGACTGCGGAAAGAAAAGCAGAAATTCTTCGACCAGCGCAGAGAGTTTAATAAACTAGTTGCGAGTGAGGGACGATTTGAGCATATCGCTGACAGACTATACGAGGCAGCCACAAACCTGAACGAGACAATTGGCTTGGCAATAGATTCAGATTGTGTACACTCGTGGGATGATGACAAAGAGGCCGTGCTCGTACTGTGCGACTGGCATTATGGCATGGTCGTAGACAACGCCTGGAACTCATTCGACACAGATATATGCAAGCGCAGAGTAAACCAGATTGTGGCAGATGCGTCAGCTCGTATCAAGCTGCATGAATGCTCGACGCTGCATATTGTCGTTCTCGGAGATTTATTCCACGGATCAATTCACACCAGTGCAAGAGTAGCATCAGAGGAACTGGTTGCCGACCAAATCATGCAAGTGTCCGAGCTGCTCGCACAGGCAATAGCGGAACTTAGCAGAAGCGTCGGAAGCGTACAAGTACATATGACATACGGTAACCACGGAAGAACGGTCCAGAACAAGAAGGATAGTATTCATAGAGACAATATCGAAAGACTTATTCCCTGGTGGCTTAAGTGGAGACTGGCGGGTATTCCTTCAATAGTTGTAATGGATGAAAGTGATAATGAGTTCCTGCAGATGGATATTTGCGGAAGCGGGATTTGCGCAAGTCACGGAGATAATGACAACGTAAGGGTATCTGCAAGAGTCCTCCCTACACTATTCCAGCGTAAATTCGGCAAGAAGATAGACTACATTCTTCTGGCGGACAAACACCACAGAGAAGTTTACGAAGAGTTCGGAATCACCAGCATGATCTGTGGGTCTCTTTGCGGCTCGGATGATTATGCTAACGACAAAAGACTGTTTTCCGATCCTGAGCAGCTACTGCTAATCATGGATTACGGACGCGGCGTAGATGCCGAATATCATTTAAAATGCGAATAAAGCCTATGGGCTCTCTTGATGAGGGCCCTTTTTTAATTTGAGGATATAGTCAAGTGGCTAAGACACCGCTCTTTCACGGCGGCGGCGCGGGTTCGATCCCCGCTATCCTCACCATAAACGAAAGGAAGATTTTTTGTGCCAAGAAAAACTAAGATGAACACACTGACATCTCCGGAGCTTATTGCACAAATCAACCCGGAGAATGTACGGCTGAAAAACGACTTTCTTGACTACTTAAAATCACTTCAGCGTAGCCAAGGAACAATTGTCGGCTACTCTAATGACCTTGATATTTTCTTTGTTTTCTGCCTCTAAAAGTTAGGCAACAAGGATTTTGCGAAGGTAACCAAAAGAGATCTCGTTTCTTTCCAAACATGGCTCGTGAACGAAAACGAAAACTCACCGGCCAGAATCAGACGCATTAAGTCTGCAATATCAAGCCTCTCTAACTACATCGAAAATATTCTGGATTCCGAACCAGAGTTCGAGGGGTTCAGATCTATCGTAAGAAAGATAGAGAATCCTGCGCTACGCGCTGTAAGAGAAAAGACCGTTTGGGAGGAAGACGAGCTAAACGAACTTCTGAACAAACTTGCCGAACGTGGTGAGCATGAGAAGGCGTGCTACGTAGCACTTGCTATGTATAGCGGCAGAAGAAAATCTGAACTATCCAGATTCAGAGTGTCTGACTTTGGTGAAGATAAGCTTGTGTGCGACGGAGCTTTGTATAAGAGCGATCCCATTCAGACAAAGGGGCGCGGTGGCGGTAAGTTCGTGCCGTGCTATACGCTTGCCAAAAGATTTAAGCCTTATTTTGATAGATGGATGGAACAACGAAAAGAACTAGGTATTGAAAGCGAGTGGTTGTTCTTTAAGAAGGACTCCCCTTCTGAGCAAGTTCCTATCTCCACCTTCAATAGTTGGGCAGAGACCTTTAGCCGAATGACAGGCAGAGACTTTTACGCACACAGTCTCAGACATTTTTATACATCAAACCTTGTTCGCGCAGGAATCCCAGATAGCGTAATCGCACAGATAGTAGCCTGGGATAGCGTTGATATGGTCAAGGTGTATACAGATATCGACGCTGACGAGCAAATCAGCATGTATTTTAAGGACGGAGACATTAGTACTCCGGAAAAGAAAGGTCTATCAGACCTATAGGATTAAAAGGACGGTATAAAAGGATGAAAGTTACAAAAGACATTTTAGTTGATCAGATGCGCGAACGCTTTGGGTACACCAAGAAAAGTGCCATTGAACTGATTGATGACTTCACAACCATTATTCTGGAGAATCTGCGCAAAGGAAACGCCGTACATCTCTCCGGCTTCGGTAGTTTTGAAATCGTCGAAAGGGCTGCAAGAAGCTGCCCCCACCCCATTACCGGTGAGCCTATTCAGATTCCACCCCACTATGTCCCCCGCTTCTACCCCTTCACTCAGATGAAGAGAGAAGTAAAGATGTTTGAAGGCGATCTGAATAAATACGACGCAGAAGTTGCAGGAATCATCGATGACGAAGAAGATGCGGTGATCTAGTATGGGTACCACGCGCAAGAAAACACTATCGAAGGTCAGAGAGGTACCCGTCGACGTAGTTACTGATAGACCAAAGTCCACCACTCGGTTTTACTGCTGCAGGTGTGGAGCCGGTTTCAGTCGCCAAAAGGGTTACTTTCCTGTGAGCCATAGCCCAATGTATCGAGGCTCTGGTTATATACCCTTTTGTGCAAACTGCGTGGACGAACTATTTGAAAACTACACCCGCATCCTCGGATCGCAAAGAGATGCGATGAAGCGCGTGTGTATGAAGTTAGACCTATACTGGTCTGATACGTTATTTGAATCGGCAATGCGTTCAGCCGGTGTGAACTCAAAGGTTCGCAACTATATTTCTAAGCTTAACATAAATAAGTTTATCGACAAGACATATGACGACACCCTAAAAGAGGAAGCTGTTGCTGCCGCAGAGGCCGCTGCTTCCCTCGGAGCCGATGCCATCAACTCCGCTCAATTTATTGGACTGAGTGATGAGGCTGCAGAAATCGCCAGAAAGTCTGCCGAAATAGATCCAAAAACAGTAGATTTCTGGGGATCCGGTTTCGCCCCAGATGTCTATGTAGACCTTGAACGCAGATACGAAGAGTGGACAAAGGAATCTGACGGTCTCGACCTGGCTCAGAAAACACTCTATAAGAATATCTGCCTTTTGGAAGTGACGATTGCTAGAGACGCCGCAGCTGGAAAGGCTGTTGATAAAAACATCTCTATGCTAAATAACCTGCTTGGCAGTTTGAATCTAAAGCCAAATCAGAAACGTTCGGATGCTGATGGTGTGTATGACAACACTCCATTTGGTGAATGGGTACGAAGATGGGAAAATCTTCGTCCTATCCCAGAACCCGATCCAGAACTGAAGGATGTGGACGGAATCATTCATTACATATCCGTTTGGTTTTTAGGACATCTTTGTAAGATGCTTAAGATAAACAACACATATAGTGCTGCCTACGAAAGAGAAATCGAGCGTCTTAGAGTCGAGCGTCCCGAATACGCAGACGAAGACGACGAATCATTCTTCGATAATATCTTTGGCGGGGTTAGCGACAACTAATGCCAACACAAGACCCGCAGACTAGATACGACAGGATAATGGAGGGTGTTGCGGCGTGGTGCGCCTATTACAGAGCGAACCCAACGCGATTTGCCGCCGACTATCTTCATCTAGACCTACGTCTCTTCCAAAAAATATTGATATGCTTGATGAATCTATGCACGAATACAGTGTTTATCGGTTCTCGAGGAATAGGTAAAACATTCCTAAGCGCTATTTTCTGCGTAATAAGATGCATTCTGTATCCGGGTACGAAAATATGTATTGCGTCCGGCACCAGAGGTCAGGGCGCAATCGTGCTTGAAAAAATCATGCTCGAACTGAAACCGCGATCGATCGAGTTGGCAAACGAGATCGACGAAAAGCAGACTAAAATTAACGGCACTGACGCAAAGATTGTTTTTAAGAACTCATCATATATAAAGGTTGTTACCGCAAGCGACACCGCTCGAGGCAACCGATGCAACATACTGCTGCTTGATGAGTTCAGAATGATTGCGAAGGACGTCGTTGATACGATTCTAAAGAAATTCCTAACCCAGCAGCGCGAACCAAAGTATTACGAATTAACAAAGGAAGAACGCAAGGCCGAATGGGGTAAGGAACAGAATAAAACGATTTCACTTACGTCCGCTTACTTCACCGACAACTGGAGCTATACGAAGTGTCTTGATACATGCAAGGCCATGCTTAGCGATAAGCATAGGCAATTTGTTTGTGGCCTCCCATACCAGCTGTCTATACACGAAGGCCTGTTGTCGCCAAACACCGTTGCTGACGAAATGGCAGAATCGGACTTTAACGAAATCAAATTCGGCATGGAGTACGAAGCACTGTTCTACGGAGATTCAGCTGATTCGTTCTATGATTTCAACTCTATCTCCAAAAACAGAAAGATAAAGTACCCCATGCTGCCAGACAACTTGTCCGGCATGCTCAATAATAATTCGAATATCCGAATCCAAAACAAGGCTCCAGGAGAAATAAGAATTATATCCGCCGACATCGCGCTTATGGCAAGTAAAAAGTATAAGAACGACGCAACGGCGATATTCATCAACCAGATGATTCCATCAAGATCAGGTCGCTATACCAGTAATATAGTCTACTGCCACACAAGCGAAGGTCTCCATACGGAAGACCAGGCTCTCGAAATACGTAGACTGTACGAAGAGTATTACTGCGACTACATCGTCCTTGACTGTACCGGTATTGGCCTGGGTGTATATGATGCCCTGGTCAGAGATATGGTAGACCCTGATAGCGGCGAGGTTTATCCTGCAATTTCTTGTTGCAATAACGAAGAGATGGCGGATAGATGCTCTGTTCAGGGTGCCGAAAAGGTAATCTGGGCAATCAAGGGTTCTCCTGCAATGAACTCTGAGTGTGCACTTGCGCTACGCGAAGGGTTTAGAAGCGGAAAGCTGAGATTACTGGTGACTGAGTATGACGGTGAACAAATCCTGTCTGAAATAAAGGGATTTAACTCACTCGATCCACAATCACGGCTGCGCATGCAGCTACCATATATACACACTACCCTGCTTGTCGACGAACTTGTGAAGTTACAGCATGAAAAGTCCGGCGGTAGAGTGCGTGTTTTTGAAAAGTCTGGAGCGCGAAAAGACCGCTTCTCCAGCTTGAGCTACAACTACTATGTAGCGACTCTGCTAGAAAACAAACTGGGCAGAGCAAGAAATTTCGGCTCGAAAGATGAAGACGAATTCATGTTCCGGGCACCAAAAATAAAATAGAAAGGTGGTGATATCAGATGGGCAAAAAGAAATCAAGATCTGTAGCACCAAAGTCTCCTCCTAGTTCCTCCTTTAATTCACAAAGCTCACGCTCTTCCGAAGAAAGACCGGTCACAGTCAGATCTCCAAAGATCGACGAAGCAGGTATGATTGGTATCTCGGAAAGATTTGCTGCCATAAACAGACTGATCCTGAGAGATATCGACCAGAAAAAGACTTCTGGCGCACTATCTCGTTACACCAAGGATAACATTTCAAATTACTTACAGAACCCCGCTGCTAACGAAAGAAGTTTGCGGGATGCTGTGGTTTATATGTATGGTGCAAGCTCTCATTTCAGAAGACTCATCCAGTATTTTGCTGGTCTATCTGACCTAGCGTACGTGGTATCGCCGTATAAAACAGATCCGAAATCAGCGAATCTGAAATCTGTTAATCGCAACTACCGTAAGGTCCTAAATGCCATGTCGTCCATGAACGTCGTGACACAGTTTAGAAAGGTCCTTACGGTGGTTCTGCGAGAAGATGTGTTTTATGGCACGTTTTGGGTGAACAACGACAATATTACAGTGCAGCAATTACCGTCACAGTATTGCAAGATAGACACTATAGAAAACAATGTCGCCAATGTCACATTTGACTTCTCT